GACTTTTATCTCAGTTTTTCGTATAATATATTTTACATTTTCGGAGTAGTCTAAATGTTCAGAGAAATCGTACCACCAACGGAATGTCCGTCTTGTAGTGGTGAGCTTACTTTTGTCCGTGATATTCTATACTGTCACAATAACAGTTGCGCGGCACAGAAAGCTAAGAAGATTGAGCATTTTGCAAAGACTCTGAAAATTAAGGGCTTAGGCCCTGCCACTATCGAGAAGTTAGAAATTGAAGATTTTGATGAAATTTACAGATTCAGTATAGAAGAGCTGTGTCATAAACTAGGTGATAAGTTGGGCACTAAGCTGTATGATGAAATCTGGAACTCTGCTTCAGCTCCTCTCGATATGGTACTACCAGCTTTTGGTATTCCTTTAATCGGAAAAACGGCAACAAAGAAGCTGTCTGAGACTGTGCAATCTATAACTGAAATTACACCAGACACTTGCAAGCGTGCCGGATTAGGTCCAAAAGCTACGGACAGTCTTTGTAACTGGCTTGATTCAGAATTTTATTGTTTCTATGACGGGGCTCTCCCGTTTGAACTAAAATTTGACGTAAGCCGCCCTCAAGTAGACATACAGGGCACAGTGTGCATTAGTGGACGCTTGAAGAGCTTCAAGACTAAAGCAGATGCTACTGAAGCTTTGTCAACTGCTGGATTTATTGTAAAATCTAGCTTGACCAAAGACGTAACTTTTTTAGTTAACGAAAGTGGTATTGAATCGTCAAAAACTAAACAAGCCAGAGAATCTGGCGTAACTATTATTACAGATTTACAATCTTTTTTGGAGAAATAATATGGCACTTCCCAAGTGGACTGATGAGCGTACTGCAGAACTTACTTCCTTTGTCGGAACTGAGTCTCCAGTATCTCAAGAAACTGTAGCCGAAGCAGCAGAGCGTCTAGAAACTTCTACTCGATCTGTTTCTTCTAAGCTACGTAAAATGGGCTTTGAAGTAGAGCTGGCATCTGCCCGCGCTTCTAAGTCTTTCACTGAAGCTCAAGAGTCAACTCTCGTTGCCTTCTTGGAAGCTAACAGTGGTGAGTATACTTATGCTCAAATTGCTGACCATTTTGAAAATGGTGAGTTTTCTGCCAAGCAATTGCAAGGCAAAATCCTTTCTATGGAATTGACCGATCATGTCAAGCCTGCTCCTAAGGTAGAGTCAGTTAAGACTTACTCTGATGCCGAAGAAGCAACGTTTGTTTCTATGGTTAATGAAGGTCGTTTTGTAGAAGAAATCGCCGAGGCTCTCGGACGCTCTGTCAACAGCATTCGTGGTAAGGCTTTGAGCCTGCTTCGTTCTGGCGACATTGACGCTATTCCACGTCAAGAGACTACTAAAGGTTCTGCTAAGGCCGATCCTTTTGAAGACTTGGGTGACATTGCTTCTATGACTGTAGAGCAAATCGCCGATACCATTGGCAAAACTGCTCGTGGTGTTAAGACTATGCTGACTCGTCGTGGTCTGGCTGCTGCCGACTATGATGGTGCTGCAAAAGCTGCTAAAGCCGCTGAGTAAAACCTATTTATAGGTGAGCTGGCTTTCTTAGGAAGGCCAGCTTTTTCGTGTTCGTTGGGGAGATATAATTGAACGTCGCTAGTGCGCTCATTAAGCAAATTATTACGCTTCAGGACTTTGAAACCTGGAGCTATGTGCGTAAGCACTATTTGCCAAAAGAGTATCACACTATATTTTCCGTAGTTGATAAGCACTGTGATACCTACCACAAACTCCCATCCATTGACGAACTAAAATTATCTACAAGGGACACAAACACTCTTGATAAGATATATGCTATTGAGAGCGTAGACGTTGATACCGATCCTTATATACTTTTACAGTATTTAAAGAACGAGTTTACGCAAAAAGAAATTTTGCATGAGCTAGACGACTATGTGGAAAACTCAATATCTTTTGAAGATGCCGAAGAAAGTGTTCAACACCTTCACGACATAATTCTTCGAGTAGAAGAAAAAGTAGAACTCGAAGAACCTCAAGAGAGTATGCAACGTATTTCTCTATTTGAGGCAGAAGAGGAGCTTGGAAAGTACCTGCGCCTTGGTTTGAATACTCAATACGATGATCAGATCCAATTCTCCCCTCGGGATCTGATTCTTGTTGGAGGTCGCCGAGGCGCAGGGAAATCTATTACCTGTGCAAACATAGCTAACTCTGTATATAACAGCGGTAAGTCCGCACTGTACTTTACTATTGAGATGGACTCCAGGTCTATTCTTCAAAGACAGTGCTCGATTGCTACAGGGGTACCTCAGGGGCGCTTACGCTCTAAAAATTTAAATGTCACAGAGTGGGAACGTGTAGCTGAGTGGTGGGCAGGACGTTTTCATCGGGGCCAAGAATTACTATCAGAATATCGAGAACACCGAAAGTTTGATGACTTTCATAAAAAACTAACCACAACCTGTGAGTTAGATGCAACAAGACAGTTAGATGTTATATATGATCCTTCTCTTACTTTAGGCAAGATTAGGACAGAAGTTGAAATGAAAGTAAAATCTTCTATGGATATTGGAGTAGTTATTGTAGACTACATCAACCAAGTAAAAAGATCTAGTCAACCCTCACGAAGCGGTCAATATGATTGGACGGAGCAAATAGAAGTTAGTAAAGCACTAAAATCTATGGCACAGGAGTATAAGATACCCTTCTTTTCTCCTTACCAAACAGATGCTACTGGGGAAGCTCGCTTCGCCAAAGGTATTCTAGATGCGGCAGATGCTGCTTTTGCTCTTGAACCTTGGACCCACGAAGATAACTGCGTAACTTTCAAATGTGTTAAGATTAGAAATAGTGAGCCCATTGACTTTACCTCTACTATGGACTGGCAAACTCTCAAGATGGGGCCGGAGACTGCTTTGACTCCAGACCAGAGAGAGGATGCAGCTCATAAAACCGGAGAAGAAATCCAGGACATATAAAAATATTTCTTGACACTCCCGTCGATTTGTAGTATAATATATACTTCGATCACGGGAGTTTTTTATTTATGGGAATGATATATGGATCAATGGGCTACACTGTCTCAGGCAGAAAGAAGAAAGTTACTCGAAGAAAAACTAAGGTCTATACGCGCGGGGTCGCCGAAAACTCTTCGCAGTCTTATAGAAGAGAGACACCCGACTATCCAAGCTGCACCAGTACAGCTGGAATTGCCGCTCGAGTGGAACCGCCACGTTACACCGGAACCCTTGTTAAAGGTATCGGAACCATGCACAAATCAAATGCCGTACCAATCATAGATGAACAGCAAATGAAAGATATTGCAAGGATGAGAAGATAATGCATGATGCTCTTATGGAACATTGGAAAACTATAGATACTTGCCCACATTGCGGAGAACATCTAGTTGGAGATGGCTATAGTAATGGGGATCCTGTAAGGTGCCCCAATGCCTTAGAAGAAGATTGGTGGTACAGCGAGCCGGATAGCGGCCCGTGGTTTTGTAATGATAATAATGATGATTATAGTGAGCCAACAGAATATGATGAGTGGCAAAGCTATGATCCGGATTGCTAATGATTGTAGAAGATTTACTTGTAGATAAAAAGATTCCTTACTACGCACAAGGCAAAGATTTTCTTGTGCGTTGTTTAAATCCTGAACATGACGACTCTAATCCAAGTATGAGAATAGATCAGATTACAGGAATATTTAACTGTTTTTCTTGCGGATTTAAAGGAAACTTGTTTTATCACTACGGGGAAAAAGCAAATCAACTACAACTTCGAAGAGAAAATTTAAAGAAAAAAATACGTCAAAAAATGGCAGAAGGCGCAGGCCTTCCTATGCCTTCAGGTTACATGAGATATAGTGGTAACTGGAGAGAAATAAAACCAGAAACGTATGAAAAGTTTGACGCATTTACACACCATGATAAAGATCATATTGGACGGTTAGTATTTCCAATAAAAGATATTGGAGGACGAATAGTTGCCTTCAATGGACGGCATATGTCAGGAGGAGTTCCAAAGTATATGATTACTCCTAGAGGTGCAAAGATGCCTCTGTTTCCGATTGTTAAACCTCTAAAAAATACAGTAATGTTAGTAGAGGGTATTTATGATGCGATAAACTTGCATGATAAAGGATTAACAAATGCAATATGTTGTTTCGGTACTAACAACATTAATGAAGAAAAACTAGGGCTGCTTACTCTGCAAGGCGTTACAAACATTGATATCTTTTTCGATGGAGATGAAGCAGGGCAAAAAGCAGC